CATGTGGCGCCCTTACAGAAAACCCCTTCCCAGGATTCCGGGAAGGGGTTTTCTGCGTTACCGATGTATTGTTGTTTTCAAGCAAACTTGAGAAATGGGACAACGTGAATCAAATACAGGAATTGCCTGCCGGGGCTCCCGGTTTTGGGTACGGGTTCAATTATGCTGTGTGGACGGCGGGAACAACTGTCACCCTGGCAAATGTGCCGTGGAATTCCGATTACCGCGATATTGTCCGGTTCCCCAATAAAGCCGGGCTCGACACGTTCCTGGACAATAACGCCGGCCCGGTCATCAACGTCACCGGCGCATCCTACGCCGCCCGCGGCCGGCCGGTACGCCTCCAGATCCCGTTCGAGCGGGCCAACCGATTCAACTACATCCGGGCCTACAACCCCGCGCAGCCGATCAGCGGCGGGGACACCGGTCAGGCGTTCTACTACTTCATCACCGACGTCAACTACGTGGCCCCGGACACCACAGAATTCATTGTCCAGCTCGACGTGTGGCAGACCTTCGGGTACGGGGCGACGTTCGGGAACTGCTACATCGAACGCGGCCACATCGGTATCGCCAACGAAAACCAGTTCGCCGACAACGGCCGCGAATTCCTCACCATGCCCGAAGGTCTGGACATCGGCGGGGAATACCAGATCGTTGACCAATGGTCCCGGCAGATTGCCACCGCCCGCGACGTCACCCCCACCGACGTCGGCTCCTACTCGATCCTGGTCACGTCCACAGTGGCGCTGAACGAGGACCCCGGCACCGGCGGCGACAACCCCAAACCCAAATTCAAATCGGCGACCGGCTCCCAGCTCGAAAACCTCCCCAACGGCGCCGAAACCTACGTGTTCGCCAACCTCGACCACTTCCGCCAATTCATGGAAGCATTCAGCGATAAGCCGTGGATCACCCAGGGCATCATTTCCATCACGGCGATCCCTCCCATCGGCACCTATGGGATGCATTGCACGTCCACGATTGTCGCCGGCGTCCCCGTCTATGAGGTCAACGCCGGATCCCTCACCACCGTCAAGACCCCGATGAACACGTCCTGGCGCGAAGAGATCGTGCTCGGGCCCGAGGGCCGCTACCAGGGACTCAAGAAACTGCTGACCTACCCCTACACGGTGCTGGAAATGACGTCCTACACCGGGACGCCGTTGCTGCTGAAACCGGAGTCCTGGTCGGACGCGCACGCCACCGTCGTGGAGGTCCCGCACTTCGCGCAGCCGGGCCCGCGGGTGATGTTCTACCCGTACCGGTACAATGCCGCCCAGCCCGGCCCGGATCCGGTGTCCGATGATTACGGGCTGTTCAACGACGGTGGCGAGTTCCTGGACATGGCGACCGGGATCACCAACTTCCCCACATTTTCGACCGTGAACAACGGCTACCAGATGTTCATGGCGTCCAACGCCAATTCGATTGCCTACCAGCACTCGAGCGCTGATTGGTCCCAGCAGCGGGCCAACCAGGGCGTCAACACCGCCGCCGCCCAGGCCTCCGCCGGTATCGCCACCAACCAGGCGAACACCCAGGCCGGGCTGTCCGCCGCGGCGACCGGGAACACCATCGCCAACACCGCCGCCGGCTACCAGGCCCTCATGTCCGGTGCCGGCTCCGCGGTGAGCGGCGGTATGGGTGTGGCGCGCGGCGGCGGGCCCGGCGCCGTGGTCGGCGCCGGCATGGGTGCCATGAACGCCGGGTTCGGGTATGCCGTGCAGACGGGGCAGAACAACGCCAACCTCGCCAACCAGAACCTGCTGACCCAGAGCGTGAGCAATAACCAGAATGAGCTCGCCGGGTTCAACCGGGACACCAACGCCGAATATGGGCGCCTGGCCGCGAACGGTGACTACGCGAACGCCATCGCTGGGATCAACGCCAAGGTTCAGGACGCCCGGATGATCCAGCCAACCACGGCCGGGCAGCTGGGCGGGGACGCGTTCAACCTCGCCACCTACAAATGGGGGTATGACATCAAGGTCAAGATGCTCCAGCCGGCGGCCATGGCGTCCATTGGGGAATTCTGGTTGCGGTACGGGTATTCGGTGAACCGGTTCGGCCGCATGCCGGATAACTTCATGGTGTGCGAGAATTTCACGTACTGGAAACTCAAAGAAACGTACATTAGTTCCAGTGAATGCCCGGAATCATTCAAACAGGTTTTGCGGGGCATTTTTGAAAAGGGTGTTACGGTGTGGAGTAACCCCACCGACATCGGAAATATTGATATTGCGGACAATGCACCGCTGGAAGGAATACAGCTGTGAGCCGCAAACGCGATAGGGTAATGGACGAAATTTACACCCCGTTCCTCAACGGGAATTCCCGCGCCAACAACCCCGCCAACAACAACCAGACCGCGCTTGAGGCCATGTACCGGCGGGTGCTGTCCGAACTGTGCATGAACCGGTTCGAGTGGGCAGGGTTCCCCAAGGAAATCGACGCCCGGTTCCTTGAGCTCACCCTCACCTACCACGCCCTGGCCGTGTTCTACCAGGACGCGGATTCGGACCTGTACGTCACCGCGCGCGGCGCCGGCGCCGGGCACACCAACTTCATGGACCACCCCGTGTCTTTCACCGTCATTGGCCCTGGTGCCGGCGCCGGCAAGGCCGCCTCGCTCCGGGCGGTCCCGGGCCGGGACGGGGAGGGCGAGCAGCTGCCGGCCGAATGTGTGCCGATTTGGGCGAACTATCTGCGCTGCCCGGACCTGGACATCATCAACCTCTACGCCTACAAGCTCGCCAAGTTTGACCGGTCCATCGAAATCACGGCCGACAACATGCGCCAGACCAAGATTGTCCGGGCCCCCGAAAACCAGCGCACCTCCTACGTGAACGCGCTCCGGCAGATCGCCGAGGGTCAGTCCACCATTTTCGGTACCGACTCCCTGGACATGGGCGGCGTGGTAGAGGTGCTGGACCTGTCCGTGGATCCGCTCGCCCTGCCCAACCTCATGATCGCCCGCTCCAAACTCTGGAACGAATGCATGGGCCTCCTCGGCATCAACAACGCCAACCAGGACAAGAAAGAGCGCCTGGTCGCGGCCGAGGTCGGCGCCAACGACGAACAGGTACAGGCAACCCGCAACATCGCCCTCAACGCCCGGCAACAGGCGTGCAAGGAAATCAAGGAGCTGTTCGGGCTCGACATCGCCGTGGACTTCAAGCAGCCGCCACCACCGCCCGCCGACGCCGCCGGCGAAGAATTCGTCACCGGCGGCGGCACGTCCTCCGACAACCAGGGAGTGAACCAGTAATGGCTACGTTTACGATGACGTTCAAGGACGCGCTCGACCTTGACCCGGAAATCGAGTCGGTGATCCTCGCCGGTTATCCGCTGTTTGATGAGGCGCACCGGGGCGAGTTGAACCGGAAAATCCGCAACCACTTCTGGAACCAGGAAATCGGTCAGGAAACCCTGTCCATGTTCCGGCTCGCCCTGTTCCGCAAACTGGACGAAATCATGCCGGTGATGAACCAGCAGTACGAAATCAGTGCGATCAAGTTCAACCAGCTCGAAACGGTGCGGATCACCAACGAACAGGTCACGGCGAACAACACTACCAGTGCCGGCGCGGCCACCTCGGACACGACGTCGGACGCTAAATCGCGGGCCGTCGCGCAGCAGCTCCCGCAGACGATGCTGTCCGGGAACGGCGACTACGCCACCAGCGCGCAGGACAACGTTTCCGACACCACCGCCACCGGCGCATCGACCGAAAATTCAACGGTCGCGCAGGAAGGGACCGGGAATAACACCACGTCCGGTTTTCAGGGTAATCCGGCAATGATGCTTTTGCAGTACCGTCAGTCTTTGGTGAATGTCGATATGATGATTATTGAAGAATTGAAAGAACTTTTTATGCTGCTTTGGTCAAACGGTGATGAATTCACAGAACGGAACAATTACTTTGGTTACTACACTTTCTCCTAACGGGCTCCTCCCGTTGCGGCCGGTNTCGAACATCACCCCGTTCACCTACCGCGACGGNGAAACCTACCTCGAAATCCTCTACGCCCTCCGGGACTACATCCTNGANCTCGGCCCCGAGGTGNACGGGAAGCTCGCGCTGCTCCTGGCCGACGTGCAGGCCCAGGTCACAGCCCTGGAGACGACGATCACCGAGACGGACGCCGGCTGGACATCCCGCTTCGCCGACTTCGTCACCACCGTCAACGCCGAGATTCTCGCCATGAACAACGGCTGGGTGTCCGAGGGCGAATACGGGTACATTGTGCACGGCTTCACCGCCGCCATCGCGCAGGCCGCGATTGACGCCGCCGCTGCCCCGGGCGCCGTCAACCGGTCCGTGTACTTCCCGCCCGGTGACT